GTCAACCTACCAGTATAGTCGTGCTCTATGCCGACTAAGCTGCCAATAGCACCCTTTGCAAGGTAATTGCCATCTGTGTAAGGAGTAGAGGAAGTAATATTCATCACTTTTCCTTTTTGTGACGACTCCTCAATGAGCCTTGTCACAGCAGCTTGAGACATCACTTTTGTTGCGCTGTCGCCTGCCTCCTGCGCAATAGGTACACCGCCACTTGCAGACATAGATGCAATAGCCTCTGCATTGTCACGAGCTTTCTTCTCAATTTCAGCAATAACAGCTGAGACTGCTTTTTGTGAAATAGGCTTATCAGCAGCTTCGCCAAGTTCCTGTGCAATGTCGATAGTCGCTGACGGCTGCCCTGTACGTGTCAAAGACTTTGTGGCATCATATACCTCCTGCAAGTTCTTGCCGTCATTGGTGGTTGTGGCTGCGGCAATAGCCGCGGTAGTTGCTTTCTGTGACATTGCCTTATCTTCGCTCTGTCCTATTTCCTGCACAAGTTCAATATTACTACCTCCTGCGAACTCTGACCTCAAATCAGTAACTCTGAACTTTTTTAATCTGCCGTCTTTGCCAACAGCAGGGAGGGTGGTGAAATCCTCAATGTTATCCGACAATGGGAGTTCTGTGATGTCCTGCGACTGCCCTTTGATAGTTTCTATCACCTCGTGGACGATGCCACTCTTTTCTTCTTCTGTCATATCTTTATCGTTAAATGGTTATTCAAACTTTGGTTTGTTATCATCGACTTTTACATGAGCCGTTTTGAGATATTCGCTGAGGAATGGTATTTTGTCTATCGCTTTCAGTGTCAGAACGTAATAAACAAAACCTGCCACTTTCCACATTGTAGTATCCTCAACGAGCATCATTCTCCAATTTCGGACAATATTGGTAGAGTAGAACCAAATCGCCACACCGCACAATGCTTTGACTACTCCTAATGTTTCATCACCAGCATGAAGGAAATAACCTGTAATGAAAATAGAAGCTGACATTACGAAGAATAAACAACAATGATAGAAGAACACCATTGATTTTTTTAAGTTCCACTCCTCACCATGTTTCAGTCCTGCAACTAATCCGAAGATGTAATTGACGCCGAAAACTACAAGCATAGCATACATAAAGTCCCTTATGGGAAAGAATAAACTCAGCATTCCGCTGATGACACTACACATTACAAATTTAAACTGTTCTAAATAATTCATAACAGACACATTAAGACTCCAATAACTGAACCCACCAACCCAGCAGCTACGTCCTTAAAGTCGAACTGCTCTTTGCGAAGGTAATAATCAACACACTCTTTTGCCACCATTAGAAGCAACACGCCAACAATAGCAGGATACGCCCATGCTTCAACGTGTGCAAACAACTTACCAAGCACGAATGCTACGATAAGACCTGCAATGAGGTGTAAGTACTTGTCGCTACCGATAGTAGCGAGCTTCCCAAAAATCCTGTAAATACAATCTAATGCTTTTTTCATCTTCTTTTATTTTAAGTTAATTACATAAGAAATACATACCACTTATTTGTTATCTTAGAATATACTACTCGGAATGTATATTTTATATCATCACTTGTTCCATTTAAAGAATGCTTAAAGGTGTAAAGTTTCTCAATAGGGACATTATCGGTCGTTGTGAAATTAATATCCACACCGTTTACTGAGTATATAGTAAACTCCTCTCCATCTTCTGGGCTTGAAGGTAATGTAAACGTCTTTGTACTCGAGCTTACAAACAAGATAGAAGAATCACCTAATCCAAGTGAATAATTCTCGCTAATCACCTTTAACGAACGGCGGAAACCACCATAAGTGCCACGCAAAGCGAGTATGGCATGATTATTTTTCCATCCAAATGTAGGGTCTGGGTGTATATCTAAGAATATACCTACCTTTTCAAAGTCTGAGCGTGGCTCATTCCTCAAGCTTAACATCATATCCTTTCCAGCATGCTTCCCAAGTGGGTCTTCACCTAATATAACTTGCCTCTTAGAGTTCTTGTAGTTATATATTAAGCAGTTGTCAAAGAGTGTTAATCCGTCACTATCTTTTCCATAACCTATCATTCCATGCAGGATTTTCCAACCAGCAATAGTTCCTTTGTTAGTATTGATAGTTCCCTCAAATGTACTATCACCAGTTACTGTGAGATTCTTAAACTTTGCTTCTTTTGCATCAATCTCTTGTGCTTGTATGCCCGCTGCAACGATTTTTACGGCATCAATCAATGCTGCTGATAACTTGCCACCTTCTATAAGTACAGTTTCCTTGCCGTTGTTATCGACAAATACAGTCTTGTCAGACTTCACTTTAAACTCACCGTTTTCAAGACGCAACTCAACCTCTTTTGCCTTGTCCTCTCCCGTTTCACCATCTGCGGGTATCCATGACGCTGCACTCTGCGTACCCTCTGTGACAGTCACCCAATTAACTGTTACCTCTGCATTACGTGCCTGTGGCTCCTTGTTCGGTGTTGGGTATGCATCGAAGAAACATAACCCGTCATTAGGTAGCTTATCCGCGGTGGGAGTAGTGAAAGTGAATGACACAACGGAATCCGTGGGGGTGTTAATCTCTAAGTTCGCACCACCTGCGGAGAACTTCCATCCATCTGACACTACATAACCTTGTAAGGTCTGCTTCTTCGTGATAGCATCCGCACTGATATGTCCGCACATGGTAATGGTGTATGTCGTCTGTGGCTTTAGCTTGATAACCTTTGCTTCCTTTGTGAAACCATAAGAAGAAAAGGTCTTTTCATATTTGCCACCCTTTAGGAGGTTCTTTACACCGTTCTTTATCCCGTCTACCTTAAGGGATATACTGTCGGCGGTCTGCTTGATAGTTGTTATATTCTCTCCTTGCTGCGATACTGTAGTACGCAAATCAGCTACTATATCGACATAAGAAGATGCTTCCATAATTATTTGTACAGTACGAGTGTCAACGACCTTATCGGTACTATCTCTCAATTCAATGATAACATAATCGGGGCGGTTCTGTGCCTTTGAATAGTCCGTTAACTTATAAGTACCACTATTCACCGCTCCGTTTGTCATAGCGATAGATACACCGTTGTTCATACGTGCAGTGACATGAAATCCTTGTGCGCTGCCTGCTTCCGTTGTCACTTGCGCACCATTGACGTGCTCGATGATATACGAAAGTGTGATATACAGTGAGTTATCAGCACCGACGACAGCTTTCTCGCTCTGTGGTCGCAACCGATGATACTCTGCATCTTTTCCGTTTTTTACGTTATAAAGGGTGATACCCCCTCTTGCTTTTGTACCCATATATTATCCTTCTATTATACAGTCAAATGAAGCCATAGAATCGACTTCTGATGCTAATACTGTTATTCTTCTACCTACGCCCTTATGTGATGTATTCCACTCGGCATCTGTACTTTGACCGCTTATGCGTATCCATGACCATAATGTGCTTGTGATAGTGTCTGATATATCAACGTTTCCCTTCCTATATGTCGCCAATAGGACAACACTGCCTTGTGAATCATATATTGCTCCACTTTCAATGGTTACTTCCAGACTATACACATCACTATGTGACACCTGCTTTATCCACATCCTACTGCTTTCCGTTGGTGCTTCTATGGTAGTGTTACCTATTCCAACATTACAAAGCCACAGAGAGCCGTTATAAGAAAATCTATCATAGTGTCCTGCTGTCGTGCCGCTCACCCATTCTCCTCTGTCACATACCAAAGATGAACTTATCCCCCTACCTGCTGCGGATATAATCTTGAAACGGTCTGAACGCACTGTTGTCTCTTTAGGGCTAAACTCATTAATAATGTGTGAAGCAAGGTCGTAGTTATTGATACCTGCATAGTCCACACGCTTACCCTCTGATACATAGATGATGTGAGCGTATTGCCTATTGGTGTCGGTCTGACTTCCTAATTGGATAATGTCATCATCAGCCTTTGGAATATCATTCTCAGTCTTTGTATCATAGCCTACACAAGTATATGGTGTGCCGTCAATAGTAAGCTCAAGCGTGCCACGAATATCCGAAAGGTCTACGAAGTGGTATAATTTCCCATTGATAGTTTCCGTTCCCTTGTTTACCACCAAACGCCAATAGTACCTATTAGCTGTGCTGTTTGACGTTCGAGAAATGAGATTATCAGTCTTGCACATCGCTTGGTCGCCAATCTTCCAATCATTGCTGATACGCTTATCGCCATCATCTGCAAGAAAGTAACATCTATAAGCAGATATACTATTTCCTCCTGCTGACACACTATAAGAGAGTAGGGCATTATTTATCATCACCTGCTTATTTGCAGACTTAAAGAAAGTTGTCGAGTTAACGATAGGAGCACCATTAGCTCCAACTGGAATAACACTATATATATGTGCGCTTGCAGACGTAAATCCAACATCGCCAGTAGTAAAGGCAAGACGCTTATACTCCAACTCCGAGAATGTCGCTTTCTGTCTTACATTCAGTTTATCTACCTCTGCTATTGATTTCCCGTATTCGTCCTTGTATATCCCAAAGCCAGCACCATCCAATAGTCCCGAACGGAAATCATCACTCTTTACTGAGTTAGCCTTGATAAATCGAGCAAATAAATCGCCAAGTTCAGTCATGCCGTACCCATTACCAACAGCGATACCCTTTAAGAATGTAATTAACTCTTGGGCGGTGTCGGGTGCGTTCTTTCTTAGAAAGCGTGGGTCTACATAATTCTTTACAAGTTCACTTATCTGCGTAGAATTTAATCCCCCACCGCTGAAATTACCCGATAGGATATTATTTACATCCTCCTTTAATTGCGAGATAGTACCCTTGACGGCTTGATTGCCAACGGTTATCTCCTGAATAATCGGGTAATCCAGCTTTGTAACCAACTTTATGACACGTGTCTTTAGCTTGTATCCCTGCCCATCGTCAAAGGTGACCTTTTGTCCTAAGTAAAGGTTAGGGTTGTGGTCTGCAAACGCTCTTGGGTTAGAAGCAAAGGAATAATTATTGTTATCCTGCGCACGTCTTTTTATCTCCTTGATAGTTCGTGCTGCTAATTCTTCTTGTGCAATCTTCGTTTCATGCTCACCCATTACAATGTTAAACAGCACGACCATATTACAAGTGAGATCAGGGACGTCTTTCCCACGTGGGTAAAGTCCCTCGCTCTCATTGGTAGGGATAATGGTATCTCCGCTTTGATACTTGAGTATTTCATAATCACCCTTTAAGATGTCTACACCGCTATCGCCCTCGTTTGGTTTCGGAGTGATTGGGTTGTTTATTTCGTGGTAGTGGAGTTCAAATCCTTCTTGCCCATTAGGCTGTCCTACAAGTCCCTGCGTAAGGACATCATACTTACTATCTACTGCGTGGGTGTTAACCTTGAATATTCCTTTAAGCGTGTACCCTTGTAATACCTGCTTTGTTCGGTCTATCTCATAGTCATACCAATAGTGAGTAATGATGTTTCCGCTTTCGTCCTTATCGTGAGTTATATTGATAGCGGTCTTGCCAGCTATCTTAGTGACAGACGGGAACGCTAAGCGCATATACCAAATAGTATATGTCTTTTTGTTTCCTCTGATGTCAAGTTCTATTGTGTTTGTCTGAGAGTTCTTTAGATAACGCACGTGCTTACGGACGTTATAAACATACAAATCAATATGCGGATAAACATCATCAAAGGAGAGTGCAAGCGTTTGCTTGATTTCTCCTGACGCTTCAAATGCTTCCTTTGTGATGACGTTCCCTTCTGTATCTACATAGATATACCCGTCAGGGTAAACAGACTTGTCAAGTCCTAATCGTAGGAGTGTGGCAACGTTACCAGTACCCACAAGTGCCTTTGTAGACATATTCTTTGTTGACCCCTGCGGATAGAAGCAGTTATAATACGGTTCTTTGCTATCGCTTACAGATGCTTTCTGTATGTTCTCGTGTACCTTTAATGTCGGTACGTCCTCGCCAAGATTAATGCTTATCTGACCGAAATACAAAGCCTTGTGCTTCCACGACAAATGCCATTCGCAAGCGTTATTCTTGCAGCCTTGAGCAATAGAAGATAATACGGAAAGTATATCATTCGATGATACAGAAAATGATACGGAACTATCCACATTACCGCAAAGGGTGAATGTAAACTTTTCGCTCTCTGTCGTTATATTGAGTGCTTCATTGATAGCCTTGCAAGCGTATTCAAGAGCGTTTGTTGTTAATCCGTCAAATGACCATTCTTGCTGTTTAATAGGGTTCTTTTCTGCATCTGTCGTATCATAGAGAAATGGCACACGTGAAAGCCATATCAAAGGGTGCTGAAATTCGGGGGTGTACTTAAACCCTTTATCGTCCTCTGTCGGTGTGTATGGACTGAGTAGCCTATATTTCAAGCCGTCATCGAAAGGAATAATATACGCACCTGCTGGCAATGTGAGTTTTATATCACTCTGCCATGACAACCTTACAAGGTCACTTCTGCCTAATTCTTGCTCGTGTTCTGCGCCTTCTGTCAGTGTCGCATCGAGTATCTTGCTGTTATGAATGTCGTATATTACCATGTTTGCAAAGATA